TGTAAACCTTGCAACATTATCACTCGCCCCTGCATCAACATCTAATTTTATAGCAGGACTTGTTGTTCCTATGCCTACATTTTGTGATGATGCTTCGATGTGCATTACTTGACTAGGACTATTCACACTACTACCAGAGCTTCCAGCAGGTACGACATAGAATTGTATATCTCCACCTGCTGCATTACCTGTACTTCTCCCACCATATAGTTGTAAACTACCACCAGACTCATTTGTGCCTGAAGCCTGATTGGGTTCGATTGTACCTGTACCACCTGCTGATCCAAAACTTAAATTACCCCCTGTGCCTGAACCTGACAATATTCTAACACCATTACTTATAGTTTCAAATGTTTTGCTACCATTATGATAAAGTTCAACTGCACTATCCTCTGTGAATTTAGCCATCGTTTCACTTGCTGCTGCATTAAATATTTCAACTTTACTTGATAATATTCTTAAATCGCCTGTCCCCTGATCTTGTATAAAACTATGACTTGCATTGTGAAATATTTGTAGGTCTGAACCAGTACCAAAAGTCGCCTTAACACTATCTCCAAAGGTTATATCTTTAAAAGGAACGATTGTGGTTGTACTACCATCAATTCTTAAATAATCTGTTGTACCCCCAGAACCATCATCAGACTTAAATATAATATCGGCATCATCTACTTGTTGCTCAATAGTTAAATTACCTGTACCATTTTTGATATGTGAGTTTGTCCCATCGTGAAGCATATAAAGGTCAGTAGAATTACCAACACCTAAAAATTTATTATCTATTGCTCTAGTATGTTGACTAAATTCATTTAAAACTAAACTACCATCGAGTGTTATGTATGGTGTTACACCGCCCGAACCGTCATCACAAGCCAACTCAATATCTTTGTCATTTGCATCGTTTCTAATTGTAAGATTTCCTGTAAGATTTTGAATAGAACTGTTTGTACCGTCGTGAAATATGGTCATATCCCCACTTGAGCCAAATCTAGCCTTTATACTATCATTAAAGTACATTCCTGTACTGGCTGATACAACTATTGATGTTGTTCCCCCATCCAACCTCATATATTCTGTTACAGAACCCGTACCGTCATCAGTTCTAAATTTAATATCTCCATCATCAGCATAATTGTCAATAAATAAATCAGCAGTTTGATTTCTTATTACACTATTCCCGTCGTGAAATATTTTAAAGTCAGCGGAATTACCAACCTGTAATTCAACACTATCATTAATTCTTACATTTTTGTTAAATAATGTTCTACCCTCACTTCCATCAATTTGTATATAATTTTCAGTTCCACCTGAGCCATCATCTGATTGAAATAATATATCTTTGTCATCTGCAAAATTAGTTATTTTTAAATCGCCTGTTAAATTTCTAATTTCTGAGTCTGTCGAATCGTGAAATACTTGTAAATCTTGACTAGAGCCAAAAACTGCCCTACTGTTGTCAGGAAATACTGTGAAAATATTGCCACTACCTGCAAGACTACCATCTAACCTAAAATACTCGGTAGTTCCCCCAGAGCCATCATCGCTTTGAAAGATTATGTCCTTGTCATCAGCATTGTTTTTTATAATAAGGTCTCCTGTGTCGTTTTTGATCGTACTGTCTGTGGAATCGTGAAAAAAAGAAAGGTCATCAGCAGTACCTAAAGTTAAATTAACATTATCCTCAAATCTAAACTTCTTACTTACAACTGTAAAACCTGCACTACCATCTAGTTTAAAGTAGGTAGTAACCCCACCACTTGCATCATCACTTTGAAATATAATGTCAGAATCATCAGCAGTATTTACTATTGTTAAGTCTCCACTAGCATTTGTAATTGTAGAGCCATCTATTGTAATATTGTCTACTATAAGGTCTCCTGTTACTTGTACATTACCTGTAACATCTAATTCTTTGCCTGATGCAGGACTGCCACCAATACCAACACCTGCCGTAGATAAATATAGAATACTATTATTTCCTGATCCATCAGTTATCTGTTGAGCAGTAGATGTTAAGACTGTGTTAGCACTTGTCTTTAAGAGCCCTACATACGTTACCGATATTTGTGTATTTGTTAATGTTGCCATTGACTTTTAAATATGTAATTAATTTTTCAATATTTTTTTTCTTTACCTTATACTTCACAACACCCAACCATTAAAGAGTGAATCCTTTGACGGAAATATATCATCGTTACTGTTGCTTGTATATTCTGGAAACAAACTCTGATTAAAACTCATATAATCAATAAATCTTCTTGTATAGTATTCTGCTATATCTCTGTGTTTTTCTACCAGGTAATCTACTTCCTCTTTGCTTACACTTTCTGCATTTTCTGAAACGTGCTTACTGATACCACCATTTTTTATTTGATATGCTGCAAAAGGTAAATAGTCCACCATCGCAAAATGTATGAGCATAGGTTGTATAAAATCATTGACAAGGTTTAAATAATTACCTGCCAAACTACCTGCAATAATATCAGAGCTTATTTTGTTGTATAGATCAGTGCCTAGATAGTTTCTTATGTGTATCTGTTGTGCTATTTTGACAAATCCAATAAATTTATCCACATCAACATTCCCATCAATGATTGAGTTTCTTTTTAAGTCTATTGGTTTTATAAATAATGCTACTGCCATCTTTTAATTCTTAAATCCCATTTTATTCCAATATGCTGCAGTAAATCCTTTATTAGGCATATTACGTGGTGCTATTGATACTTTCTTTGCATTTTTCTCTGGTCTAAAACCTTTCTTTATCGCACGAGTTGTACTAATTGTATCTCCTAAAGATTTGTTACCTTCTTTTCTTGCATATATTCTTCTAGTCCATCTGTGATGACATCTTGCACCACCTTTATATAGCCATATAGAATATGTACTAGCACCACCCTTACCGAATCCTGCATTGACTACTTTGTTATCCATCGCTTTTATGTCCTCTTTACGATAAACTTTCTTTGCGTTCATCATCTTGATACAAAATTCTCTTGATCTACCTTTTCTTGTTTTGTATGCAGCACTATAAGGTGTATACATATATCTTACTAAATAGATAACATCTTCTTGTCCTTTCTTTTTTGACTTGCCATCTTGTTTACTGTCTCTGTATGGTTTTGCACTTCCTGTATTTGCAAGTTCTGTCTTTTCGTTCAGCTCTGCAATCTTTTGATCCAGTTCGTTTTCTGTTTCGTAATCTACTTCAAACTCATCTATTACATCGTATTTTTCTAATAACTCGTTTTCATCTTCTCCCAAATCTATCAAAGCATCTGCGACATCATTGTCTATGTATTTGTCTAAATCACTTCCTAGACTTACACAACACCTCTCCTCGCTTAATTTGACACCTGTTTCTTCCTCTTTCGTTTCTTCATCCTCTACATTCTCCAAGTCTGTAAATTCAAGTGGTTGTAAGGTCTTAAAATAAAGATTGAGTGAAATCTTGTTATATGCCAATATTTTGTCAAAACAGTCTATCAATAAATGTTGAAAGGGTCTGATTACTGTATTGTCTAGTAATATAGATGCAGTCTTTAATTCATCTGCATTGTTACCTAATCCTGATTGGTCTTTGATACCAATAAGCATAGGAGATACAATACGATGAGCTACCATTATTTTTCTTGTGCTTTCTTCACTCAAGAACTGATATTGTTGGTGTGCATCAGATAACTGAACAGGATCAATACTTGCTGCCGTGTCTGCATTGTCATTGAAAGCTAAAATAAATTTACCTGCGTTACTACTACCAGAAAACTTTTGTGATATTCTTTGTTCAATAAGTTCTCTTTCTTCTTCGTTTGGTACACCATTGTTAAAGTTTATTAACATACTTGGAGACATACCATTCATAATATTATTCAAATGAAAATTACCTACTTCTTCTTCAAGCTCTGCATATTGCAAACCACCCTGATAATCTACAGGACTATAGTAATGATACCCTGCTCTATAAGGTTTGACATATAATATTTCTATTGATTCATTACTCTTACCAAACGCAGGTATTCTTTTTAGTTTGCTTTGTGGTTTGTATTCTGCCCAATCGTGAAAATAATAATAAGCATTTATCTCTCCATCCTCTCTAGACTTTTCAGCTCTTAATGTTTCTACTGGGAAGTGTTCTACTTGTGCGATTGTATTTCTGTCTTTAGAATAAATTATCTGTATAGAACATTGTCCCATTAATTTTAGATCATAACAAAGTTTTCTTATGCAATCATTATTGAATAAAGAAATCATCTTTGCATATTCTTCTGGTTTTCTGTTGCTATCAGTAGCATCTAAACCTTTTCCAAAAATCATTGCAGAGATAGCATTTACAATAGCATTATTTGTTGGACTACCATTGTATCTGTCTATAAGATATTTAAAGTAGTTGTTATCATCACCATACCCTATCCATTCTTTGTTTTTGTATTCAACAACTTTAGGTGTGGTGTAACTACTTAAATTTATAACTCTTAAATCGTTCATACTATTATGTAATCGTTATCGTGTGATCCTGATGTTTCATCAAATGTAAACTGTCCACTATTAATGCTTGTGTCTCTTAATTTTAAAGTATATGATGATGCGTATGTTCTTGGTATCACATCAATATTCTGTGCAGAACTACTCGTTGTCAAAACCTTCATACTTATATATCGAAATATAAAGGATATTTTGTATAGGTGCAAAAAAAAAGAGGACATAAGTCCCCTTTCTTTACTCAAATACTAAAATTAATTTACATCAATCTGTGTTCCTTGACTTTCTGCATTGTAAGCAGCAGTTGTAATAAAGTCTGGTGCTTCTGTTTCTTGTGAAACAAATGTCAACGAGTAACCATAAAGGTCGCCCATCGCTGCACCATTACTGAATGTACCTGTTGTTAGTTCGCATCCGTGATCTTTACCCACTAATCTGAAATTTCCATTGTAATCCTCAACAATAATGTGAGGTCTTGATACTGCTAGTAATTTAATTTCTGCTTGAGTTTTCTCCTCTTGGAAGATCAAGTTCATTACTACTGTAGTTTCATAGAATGTCGTTCCATTCTCTCTCGATGATGTTACTGTAGTGTCCATTGTTGAGTTTCCTTTTACATCGAACTTCATAAATGTAGGAGAACCACCAAAGTCTGTGATCATTTCATTTGCGATAGTCAAAGCACCTAATGTACCGAAATCTGCAAACGTGATAGACTTTAATCCACCTACCCCTGATTTACAAGGTAACTCTCTTCCTTTTGTTAATGTACAAGCCATAATTTAAAATTTTATAAAAAAAGGTAAGTAGGCATATACCCCACCTACCTTTCTTATGTTAAACAATATTAAGAATACAATACAATATCTGATCCGATGCCGTGTTGTACTCCTGCACTTCCTCTTAAAACAACTCTTACGTTTTGTGAGCCATCAATGTCAGCCATATCAATCAACTTTACTTCTTGCCAGTCATTCAATAGACCTGTTCCGAAGAATAAGTTTGATGATTCTGCTGCAACCATTTTGTCATTACCTAGACCTGGTGCAGTAAATAATGGAATCCCTTGAAAGTTCATATCTGTTTTTCCAACGTGATATAATTCTCTATAACCTAGTGCTGCTTGAGCTTGAATATAAAACTTTGCTGCACTTGTAGGAATATAAATTTTTAAATCCTCTTTGTTGTAAACTCCACTTGGAATCGCATTTACTACTTTTCCTAGCTCTGCAATAATGTTAGATGCTGAAAGTGTAGTACCAGAAACATCAACAACATCGCTATCTGCTGCTAATAATGCTTGAAAGCCGTTAAACTCTCCATTATTTGCAGTAGCACCTTGCCAAATGTTTTGTTCTACTTTTTCTGCAACTTTTGCTGCAACTTGTGCAATTAAGAAATCACTAAACTTTCTTGGTAGATTGTCATATTGACTAAAGCCCATAGATGCACTTTCCCAATCCTGTCTGAAATCTTTTTTACAAAGTTGTAGGTTTACTTGAAATTCCTCTGGTTGTAAGATTCTTTCTGTTAATGTTACGTTAGAAGTTGGATCAAAATCACAACTAGCATCTTTTAGAATACTATCTAATGCCAATTTTTTGATAACCTCTTTGAATTTGATGTTAGGTTTAATACTAACACCACCCTGTGATAATGTAACCCCACTCAATAGAGCAGCAGCAATGTATTCTCCTGCAAACTCGCCTGCATATGTGGTTGTTATACTTGTTGTAGTAGCCATATCTCTTTATTTATTTATTTATTTATTAACTTGGATCAGTAGCCGTAATTGAACCTGATGCGTTTCCGATACCCCAAACATACCACTTATTACCATCTGACCAGATGTCGATAAAATCGCCAACTGATTCTGCTGATGCTACAAAGTTAATTTGGTCTGATACTGCATCAACATCATTTTTAATTCTTACAACATCATTATTAACGTGTGTTAAAACTGCCATAATTATTTATATTTATTTATTTGTTATTTGTTCCATTACTCTATCTAACGTAGACATTCTTCTGTTTTGTGCAAACTTGAATCCTCTACTAGACTTTTCTTGTTCTGGACTATGTTTGAGTGGCTCGGCAGCAGGTTTAGACAACTCTTGTTTAAGAGCTTCTTTTTCTTCTGCTTCACTATTCAAAACTTCCGTTACTGCTAAAGATACTTCTTCTTGCAAATCACTTGACATCTTTTCTTTGTCTTTATGATCCATCATCTTATTGATATGCTCTTTCAATTCGTCCATTTCTTTTCTGAACTCCTCTCTTGTTACATATCTCATCTTATCTTTCTCATCTTCTTTATCATCTTCCTTTTCA